CAGACATTACACACCAAATGTTAAAAAAAATTCCTGGTATTACAAGAGATAAATTTCATATTAAAGAAGGTGTTAAACGATGGGTGTATGTTTTACACAAAGAACAGTTTGACAATGAACCTGAAGTAAAACAAGAAGCTCCAGAATATGTTAGCAAAGATAATGAAAGTGCATTTTAATGTTAGATAAATTTTACAGGAGAAGATATAAAATATTAGGTGGTCCTGGTTGTGGTAAAACAACTAAGATACTAGATATTTTAGCTGATTATATTAAAGGAGGTATAAACTTAGATCAAGTTTTATTAATCGGTTTTGCTAAAGCGACAGTGCAAGAGCTACAGGCTAGAGTAATTAAAAAAGGTTTACTTACAGAAAAACAAGCTGAATCAATTACAACAATACATAAGTTTTGTTTAAATCAAATTGGTAAACACGACATTTTAAACTCTAGTATAAAAACAGATTTTAAAAAAAGAATGGAATCTGACCCTGACACTTGGGTTATGTTAGATGATGAAAAATACGACAGGGAAGATGAAGAGCCTGCACAATGGACAAAACAAGAAGATAAAAAAATGGCTGTTTATTATGACATAATAAATAAAGCACACCATCATACAGGTTTTGATAAAAGACATAAATACAAAAATGATTTAGATAAAATTTTAAGTTTTTTTGGAGAAAGTGAAAATGATACATACAAGAATGTACACACAGGGCAGTTAACTTATTTTTACACTAATCTTCAAAAGTTTAAAAGTCAAACAGGGGTTATTGATTTTGATGACATGTTATTAAAAGCTTTATACCCGACTGTAGAATTTCAACCATATAAACTTGTATTGGTTGATGAGGTTCAAGATCTTTCAAAATTAGAGTGGCAAGTTATATCTAAGATAGCACAAAAGACAGAAGAGTTATTTTTAGTTGGAGATGATGACCAAGCTATATTTGGTTGGAAAGGATCTGACGTATCTATATTTCAAAAGTGGCCTTGTAAAAAAGAAAACATTACACGTTTAAAAACATCTCACAGACTACCAGGAAAAATATATGATTTTGCTTTAAGCATTAGAAATGACATAAAACACAGGTTAGGTAATGAGTTTACATGTCAAAAAAGAATAGACCCGGATAAAAAAGACGAAGGACATATAGCTTATATAAATGGTTTGGATGAAATAGAGGGTTTAGATAAAGACTCTGAAATTATTTTTTGTGCAAGAGCTAAAAGTTCTTGTAGGAAATATGCGGATTTTTTAAAACATAATAATTTAATATGGTTAGAAAAATCACAAAGTGTAGATAACAGGGGTAAACTTAAAAGTTCTTTTCCTAGTAATTGTAAAGACGTAATAGAGTCTTGGCATACCCTACAAGAAGGACACTCAATTAAAGGAACTGATTACATAAAAATGGTGAAAGAAATAAACAAGGATTTTATTTCTGAGAGAAAGAAAACTGCTTTATCTAAAAAAGATACAGCACCACCAGAATTATATGTAGCAGATGCTTTATTTTCTTACGAAGAATTAAGAAACAAATACTATTTAAACGCTCCCTTAGAAAAAATGTGGCATGAGATTTTTTACTTTGATACCACAAGAATTCAATCAGCTAAAAAACCTAAAGCTATATTTAGAGATAGAGAAGACTTTAATGACTATCTAAAAGGGTGTTGGGAAAAAAATAAAAATTTAACGACTAAAATTATATTATCAACTATCCATGGAGTAAAAGGAATGGAAGCTGAAAAAGTAGTTTTATCTGTTGAGTGGGGTTATTCATTAAAAGCATATAAGATGGGTGACCAAAAGAAAGAAGATGAAGAACTTAGGGTTTGTTATGTAGGGAGTTACTAGATCTAAAAAAGAATTATATCTACTTGAATTACCTGGCGAATACAAAAACCCTTTTCCACCATTACAAACTTACTTAGGAGAAAAATATGACGGATAAAAATATATTTGATGATGCGTTTCCACAAGATAAACAAATTGGAGGATCTCATTACAAAAACTTTACGATTCAACCATACGAATTTATTTCTAAAAACAATCTCTCATTCTTTCAAGGGTGTGTTGTGAAATATGTTTGTAGATATTTACATAAAAATAAGGTAGAAGACTTAGAAAAGATAATACATTATTGTCAATTAGAAATTAAAAAGATGAAAGATACAAAATGATACAAAGACCTTTATTTGCTGCACAGACAGAATGGTTTCCACCAGATGATTTTCCAGACTTATCTAAATATGATGAGATTGCAATTGACTTAGAAACTAAAGATCCGGATTTAAAAACAAAAGGCTCTTCTTCTATGAGAGGACAAGGTGATGTAGTTGGTATTGCAATAGCTGTTAAAGATTGGTCAGGCTATTATCCTATTGCACATGAATCAGGACCCAACATGGAAAGAAAAAAAGTGCTTGGTTGGTTTGCAGATGTACTTAAAACAAATGCAGATAAAATATTTCACAATGCTATTTATGATATGTGTTGGATACATAGACTAGGGTTCAAGGTTCAAGGAACAATTGTTGATACAATGATCATGACTTCTTTAGTTGATGAAAATAGATTTAGATATGACTTAAACTCTGTGGCACAATACTATACAGGGATGGGTAAAAATGAATCTGCATTACAAGAAGCAGCAAAAGAATGGGGTATTGATCCTAAAGCAGAGATGTACAAACTTCCTGCTATGTATGTAGGTGAGTATGCTGAACGAGATGCTGAAGTAACTTTAGCTCTATGGCAAGAACTTAAAAAAGAAATAGAACACCAAGACTTACAATCAATTGTTGAGATAGAACAAAAAGTTTTCCCTTGTATATTTGATATGAAAATAAAAGGTGTAAGAGTTAGCGAATCACAAGTTGATCAACTAGACCACCAATTAAAATTATCTTATGATAAGTATATAAAAAGAATAAACAATGACACAGGTATCTACCCTGAAGTTTGGGCTGCAAAAAGTATTGAACTTGTATGTAACAAATTAGGTATTGATGACTTTGATAGAACAGAGAAAACACAAAAACCTTCTTTTACAAAAAATTATTTAAAGAACCACAAACACCCAGTGCTTAGAGCAATTGCAAGTGCAAGAGAACTTGATAAACTAAAGAATACTTTTTTAGAATCTATTAAAAACTATGTCTACAATGGTAGAATACATGCAGATATACATCAATTAAAAGGAGACTTTGGAGGAACTATAACTGGAAGGTTGTCTTACTCTAAACCTAATTTACAACAGCTACCTAATTATACTAATGTTGGTATGGGTATTAGGTCTATATTTATGCCTGAAGATGGCCATAGATGGGGTTGTTTTGACTATTCACAGCAAGAGCCAAGACTTGTGGTGCATTATGCTTTAGCGACGTTAGGAACGACTGGAGTAGCATCTATTGCGGACAGGTACGATGAGGCAGGTAAAAATCCGGATGATTTAGATGTTCAAAAAGCAGCAGACTTTCATAGTATGGTAGCTAAAATAGCAGATATACCTAGAGGACAAGCTAAAACTATTAATCTAGGTTTGTTTTATGGTATGGGTAAAGCTAAACTACAAGCACAATTAGGTGTTACTGATCAAGTAGCTAGAGATCTTTTAGCAACGTATCACAGTAAAGTTCCTTTTGTAAAACAATTGATTCACCACACAATGGACCGTGCTCAACAAAGAGGTTGGATTAGAACTATACTAGGTAGAAAATGTAGATTTAACATGTGGGAACCGGCAACGTTCGGGATGCACAAACCACAAACATTTGAAGATGCGTCCATGGAACATGGATCACGGAACATTAAAAGAGCATTTACATACAAAGCATTAAATAAATTAATTCAGGGAAGTGCGGCCGATATGACCAAGCAAGCTATGATAAATTTAAGGGAAGCTGGTATAACTCCAATGATTCAATTACATGATGAGTTAAATGTATCCTATGAAAATGAAAAAGAAGCTGTTAAGATAAAAGAAATAATGGAACAAGCTGTTCCTCTTAAGGTGCCTAACAAAGTAGACTTCGAAGATGGAGAATGTTGGGGAGATATAGTTAATAACCAAGAGGAGCAAGTAGATGAGGATTTTTAATGGCTTACTTAAATGCAAACATACCAGCAAC